GGTACTGTTTCAACCTTAAACGGCACATTGGTCAAGTCTCTGTTAAGTCTGCCAGAAACTAAAGCAAAGTCTTGAACCTTCTGAGCGTATGTTGGCCCAAAAACCCTGTTAAACACAGCCGCTTTCGTTCTGTCATTCAATGTTGCAACTGGATCACCCGCACGAACAATGTCATCCAACATAAAGGAACGAGCCGCATTTACTGCATCTTTGTTCGCTCCATACTGTTGCATGAACTTATTGGTGAAGTTCACATCAGAGTACATCTTAGAGACCAACTCTTGTGGACTCTTAAAGCCACCAGAACTTACGATTTGCTCACCCGCAACCTTCTTAAATGCGGAATCCAAACGATTACGCTCTGCTATCAGGGCAGTAACATTGTTTGAAGCAGTACGAAGCTCATCTTCTAAGCCTGGAACTAAAGACATTCCACCTTGGTTTTTGGACAACCATTTATTAGCCGCTTTGGGGTCTATAACATCGTTCTTGAGAGCCGCACGACTGAAACTATCGTAGAAGGCATCTCTTGCCACACGAATACCATCTTCACCTGTAGCCTTAATAAAGTCATCAACATTAGACTTGTTACCAATGATGGCAGGAGCAATTTGCTCAACAAACTTCTTGCGGTCAACAGCTTTCAATGTCTCAGAGTTAAATGGCAAACCAACCTTCTGGAAGTAAGAAGCATCAGCATTGCGATAAGCCTGAACAAAGTCAGGATCAAGGTTATCAATGTGTCCACCAACACGGGCTTTCAATTCAGACAAAAGGCGAATATCAGCGGGTTCGCTTGTTTTACGCAATTGTTTGTTGATTTCACGCTTTAAAGAGTCTAAATCCTCTACTGTAGCGGCAGAGAACTTTATTCCACCTTCGGTCATAGGCTTGCCTTCTGCGGTCAGAATAGGGCTAGGCGCTACTTCTGAAGGACGGAACTTCGCACGAACACGATTGTAGATAGATGGGAAAGTCTTAAAGATATCAGATGCTTGCTCACCCGCAACAAAGTTGAAGATGTCGTCAACAGAACCAGCAGGTAATTCAACCTTTTTCTGTTTAGCAATGTCAAAAGCCTCAGTATAAAGTGGCTTAACCAACTGATAAGCGGCATCTTCTTTGGCGGCAACAAGTGTAGAAACACGTTGACCAAACACATTGGGGTCAAGAGTTGCATCTTTGTAAGTATCTGCAATCTGCTCATCAATAGTGCGAGTCCTACGGGCTTGTGGTTTAGCCAAATCAAGCGGAGAGATATTCACACTAACTTTAGATGGGTCACCAAACAAACGAACCTGACTAGCAGCCAAAGCCTGTTTAGCTTGCTCAAACTGATTGCCATACTGCGCCCTGAATACAGGGTCTTTAGCCGACAAACTTTGAATCAACTGGTTGACAACGGGATTGTCTGCCAACAAAGAACTTACAGGCATCTGTATTGGCGCACCACCAGGTGTTTTCAATGAAAGATTTTGTTGTGCTTTGGCGGCCTTAACAATAGTATCCATAATTGTTGGATCGGCAGCACCTGCGGCAATAAAGATATTACTAATTCGTTTATCTACATCTTTAAGTAATTCATCTTCAGGAACAGTTCCACTAACTTTATTCCATTGAGAAGCGGCAGCATCAAATGCTTTACCAGCCAAAGGAATGGTTTTTAATGTTGTTCCTAAAGCGTAAGAACCACCGCCACCACCTGCAATACTGCCAACAACTCGACCTGTAGTGGGAGCGCCCATCTTTTCGCCAATATACTCACCCGCTTGACCACCCGCTTCAGCAGTAGAGCCAATAACTTGTTGTTCAGCAGGGCGCATTAGTGTTTGACCAAACAAACCCATTCGCCTTGTAGCCGCTAATGCTGGGAATAGATAACTATATGGAGAGGTAACTGCTTCTGTACCTTCGGCTGCAATCTTTTGAAAACCACCTTGTGGCTCTGCACCAGTAGTCCCCAAAGTCTCCATGACACTTTTGTAAACAGGCTGACGACCTGCTTGAAATGTCTCAACAATTCCACCTTGTGTGGGTGCAGGAGCAACAGTACCTCCACTAGCCCTCATACCCAAAGTCAATGGATTAACACCTGTACGCTCTAGGGCAGAAAATATAAGGTTGGATAAACCAGATGTAGTTCCTGCAAAACTTCCAATACCTTTTCGTGCGGCTTCAGCCATCACAGCACCCGTAGAAGATGTTGCTTTGCCAGATAACTCTTCTAGTTCAGCATCCGATAAAGGTGTATCGGATTGAAAGCGTTTTCCGTCAATTTCATAAATTGGCATGATGCGTCCTTATTCTTCAATGACAGTAACAACTTTACCGCTTTTAAGCGTTCTAGTATTGGTTTTCTTCTCTACACCACCAGCACCTGAAAACTCTGGGAAATCAAGAGCTTGGTCAACACGAGCCTTTTCGTATCCAGGATTACTGTAAGCAATTTTACGTTGTGCTTCAATTTCAGTCTTAGCTTTGTTTGTAGAAACTTTCTTAATAGCTAAAAGTGTCTTCTTGATTTTTTCTTGTGTGTCAAGAGTTGGAGTAGAAGTAAACAATCTAGCTACGTAATCAGCAGTTCCACCAAGCAACGAAGGATCAGCTCCAGCCGCTAACAATTCCTTTTGACTTAAATCTCCAGAACCAGAAATAGCTCTAGCAAATTGTGTTTGCGCTGCCCTAAAAGATGCAAAGTTGTTTGTATCAATAGAGTCTTGGATATTTTCCAAAGCATTGTCAGCAGCAGTTACTGCTTTAAGTTGAGGATCAATAGTACGTTGAACACTTGCTCTAAATGCTGGAATATCTGCCAATTGTTTATCACCAGGCATCACATTGGTAATCGTAGTGCCTTTTCCTTCTCCCTTGGCTTTAATGGCGGCCTGTACTTGTGCCAATAGTGGAGAACCTGCTGGCAATGTTGCGGCATATTCTTGAAGTTTTTGAATCTCAGTTTTTGCTTCTGCCTTTTCACCCTTGCTTGTCAATCGTCTTAATTCTGTTAAGCGAGTATTCAACAAATTCTTGGCACGAGTACGCTCTGGGTCTGCGGGTAAATCCTCAACTCGTGATAATGCGTCTTCTAAAGTAGCAATTTCATTTGCAATCTGAATATCGTTAGGAGTAGCTTGTTGGCGCTCACGAGCCGCTTGTGCCGTAGAAGCCAATGCAGCCGCTTGTCTCTGTTTTGTTTGGGCAACATCACTCTGTGCTTGACGAGCATATTGAGCTAAAGCCATAGCACCTTGTTGGTCGCCAGCTTGAGCCAATATTTGAGCACCTTTTAGAATGGACTCAGGGTTAGTTTGGTCAATCTGTTGAGCAATAGCATTGCGAGTGCTAATCAACTTTAACTGTGGGTCTTCTATGCCCATAGCACCAGCAAAGCCACGACCCAATTGACCAACACTAGCCATTAAACCTGCTTGCGCTGCCGCACCAGGTGATAGCTGAGCCAACTCATAACCTCGTTTGAGGTCTTGTTGGTATTGTTGACCTTGATACATTTCAGGTGTCAAGCCAAATAAACTTGGAATAATGTCTGCCATGATGATTCCTTAAGAAGACCAAGTACCAAGAACATCTTGGTTGCCATAATAATTACCTGCACCAAATCCTGTACTTGGCGCACTCATTGCTGTTATGGGCGCTACACCACCACTCAATAAGCCACCAAACACATTACCCAATGATTGACCAAACATGGCATTAGGATTTCCTGCAGCAATCAATGATTGTGCGCCAAGATTTCTTGTTGCGTCTGCACTTGTAGCCAAGTTTGTACTCAATTGAGCGCCAGTTAAGCCTAAACGACCCGCATTAGCACCTGCTTGAGCTTGTTGTTGAGCAAGAGCTTGACTCATGTTATAGGCTTGTTGAGCTTGTGACTCAAGGTTCTGAACTTGACCCATAGCGGCAGTGTAAGGAGCATAAGCCGCTTGCTGACCACCATAATACTGACCCATAGTTTGTGCGCCAGTACCCAACAATCCCGCACCAAATGCAACTTGTTGTTGACCAGCCTGTTGAGCTTGAGCCGCCAACTGAGCATCTTGTTGCGCCCGAGCGTTATACAAAGCCTGTAGTTCAGGAGTTGTAGCACCTAAATTACCACCTTGAGAAACCGCTAAACCAGAGCGACCTTGTTGATAAAGTCTGTTTTGCAAGTTAGCTAATTCTGTTTCACGGCTTGGTGCTAATAAGTTCATTTGCTGAGAGATGTATCTTTGAGCAACTTCTTCAGGACTCTGAGCCAAGTATTGATTACCAAGTCCAAACAAACTCTGAGCGCCTTGTTGTAAAGGTGCAAATTGTGCTTGTGCTTGTTCTGCTTGACTCAAACCTCGATTAGACAAAGCAACCAAGCGATCTTGTTGAGCCTTGGCTTCTGGAGTTAGTTGATAACCTGCACTTACCATCTGACCAGTTACAGGATCATATTTAAACTCAGAACTACCGAATCGAGTTGTCATGCCAACAGGACGGAATTGAGCCGCTTGTTTGGCAGCAGCAGTCTCAGCATCAACTCTTGCTTGTGCGGCTTGTGTAGCCTCTCTAGACTGTTGCATCTGTAGCAGATTACCTGCTGTACCTAAACCACCAGAGAGTAAATTAGATAACTGTTGACCAGTTAAATTGCCAAGCAAACCTGTTCCTGCTTTAGTCAATAAATCAGTTAAAGTTGTAGCACCAGTTACTCCTGTTGTAGCGGCTGTAGTAGCCGCAGTAAGTGCAGCACCACCCAAACCATTTTGAGACATCCAACTAACATCTGCTTGTGGAATACCAGCATTTACTAATTGTTCAGCAGTAATGTTATTTGCATTTAACCAAGAAATTTTATCTTGTGCAGACAAACCTTCCCATCCTGGAGGCAAAGTTGTACCAAGTTTGCTAACAATTGCTTGAGTAGCAGAATCAGCAGCTAATTTTTTAGCAACTGTATCGGCAGTAACAAGATCACTAGTCAACAATCCACTGCCACCAGTAAGATTTGATAATGTTGCAGTGTCAGCACCAGTGGTTAAGGCAGTTGCTAGACTTTCTGCACCTGCTGTACCACCTGCACCACCTAAAGAAAGGTCTTGCAGCGCTAAATCAGCCAAACTTGCGCCACCAGCACCAGTTATTAAGCCACTGCCACCAGTTAAGCTCGTAATTGTTGGTACAGTTGCCCCAGTAGTTAAGGCCGAAGCCAAAGTCTCTGCACCCGCAGTACCACCAAGACCACCAAGAGATATATCTTGTAAAGCCAATTCAGCCGCAGTGAGTCCTGTAGTGCCAATAGTGCCTGCACCACCAGTTAACAAACCACCTGCACCAGCACCACCAAGTAAAGCAGATTCAGCAAGTGCAGTAGCACCCGCAGAACCACCAAGGCCACCAAGAGCCATGTCAGCAACAGCAAGTTCAGACGCTGAAAGTCCTGCAACTGTTCCCGCAGTGCCTCCACCACCGATAGCTGCTGATAAATCTGGCACACCAAACATCAAACCACCAGCCGCCAACAAAAATGGCAACATTGAGTTATCAACTTTTTGTTGTGTACCAGTACGCTCTACTTCACCCGAAGGTAAATATTGGTTGTATTTGCCACCAGCTTTATTTTCGTTTTCTTTGTAAGCAAGTATGTTTTCAAGTGGCCCAATTTGTTGATCCTCACCAGAACCAGTAATTCTAAAATTAGGTTGATAAAAGGTATCACCCAACTTCAGAGTAGAACCTACTGGTAAATCTGTTCTTTGAATTAAAGCCTTAACAATGTCAGCCTCAGTAATGCCGTACTGCGACATTTGCTGATTAACTTGCTCTGGTGTCGCATTGCGATTCGTATCAATCCATTGATTGATGTTCGCCAAATAATCTACATTATTTAAAGATGCGTAATTTGCTGCTGCAGAAGTCGCCATGATATTTCCTTACAAATTTCCTGTTGCTGTGCTTGGGAATGTGCGCTTGTCACCAGGCCAGATAATTCTTACTGCACCACCAGCTCCTGATCCACCACCACTAACATTACCATACCAACCAGAAGCTCCACCGCCACCATATAACCCACCAGTAGGGCCAGGATTAGTCCCCACAGTTGCACCATCAGCCCCGCTAGACCCGCCTTTACCGCCAAGGTCATTAGTTGTAGTTGTTCCACCAGCGCCACTTGATCCTTGACCAAGCAGCCCTACGCCACCACCAGAACCATTTGCTTGACTAGACTCAATTGTTCTTGCAGCACCACCGCCACCACCGCCACCAGAGCCTGCTGATCCATTGCCAAAAGTTGGATTCCCAAAAGTTCCACTTCCTGCGCCAGCACCACCATTTCCTGCATAGCCTCCAGCACCACCACCGCCTAATCCAGAGCCATTACCACCAGAACCGCCACCAGTTCCTGCATATGAGCCACCAGTTGCAGGGCGTGTAATTTGATCGCTTTCACCACCACCAAATCCACAAACTGTAGATGTGTTTACAAAGTAAGAATTTCCACCAGCAGCGCCATTTGTAGCTGTAGTTCCATCACTTGTGCCGCCTGCACCACCAGCTCCTACTACAACTGTGTAACTATTTCCTGGTGTCACAGAGTATGTATTTAAATATCCAAGTCCACCGCCTGCACCAGAGTTATAGTTACCGCCTCCTAAAGTTCCTGCTGCGCCAGAACCACCACCCACACAAACTACTGAAACAGAAGTTACATGGGCAGGGCAAGTCCACGAGTAAGTGCCAGACGTTGTGTATTCCTGTTGACTAGCAACATTACTGCCTGACAAGAATGCGTTGATAGCGGCAAACATTATGCTGTGTACCCTTGTGAGTAAGAACCATACCAATATGTGCCATCAGCAACAAATGTAAAGATATCTAACTTGCCAGCAGTAGTGGTTACTGTTGGAGCGCCAAGAACATTGAACTTAACACTTGTGAATGTTGCACTACCACCACCAGTAGTAGCCGCTTGTTTAAGAATCAAGATAAATGACTTACCTGCAGTAGCAGTAGGCATTGTGAACGTGCAAGCAGTAGATGCAGTTAAAGTAGCAGTTTGAACAGTGCCATTCGTTAGAGACAAAGTGTTTGACGTTGTGACAGTACCAATCGCAACAACACCCTCTGTATAGTTATTTACAGTAGGATTAGTTAGAGTCTTGTTTGTCAGAGTTTGAGTATCTGTAGTGCCAACAATCGTGCCACTTGGTGCGCCAGAAGAATCTAACTTAGTCGCAATGGCAGTCTGAATGTTGTTGAACTCAGTGTCAATCTCAGTACCCTTGACAATCTTTAGAGGATTGCCAGAGGTGAGGTTATCTTTAGTTGCAAAGTCAGTACTCTTTGTGTAGTTACTCATGATATTTTTCCATTCTTAGCTTGGATTTCAATTTTCTGGATCGACAACTGCGCTCCATCAATAACAAGTTCATAACCAGTTTGAACAACCTTGCCTGTACCACTTGCGGAAACAGTCAAAGTGTTAAGTGCTATGCCATCAGAATAGTATGAAACAGTAGTAGCATTTGCACCATATTCATCAATTCCATACTGAGCAACACCCTGTAAAGGGATAGTTGCATTGGCACTCAAGTAGTTACTCTTAAAATCAAAGCCCCATTTGATCGTAACTGTCTGATTTGTTCCACCAATCACAACAGCAGAAATCTTCTTTAGAATAGAAGTCTGGTTGACATTTCCAAGGTCTGCATTGTTTGTGTAGTACAGCATCCTGTAAGACGTTTGATAGTCTGAATAGCCAGTATATGTACCTACATAACCAGTTTTACCAATGTATAACTCACCATTTCTGCGTGACAAGAAAGCAGTAGGAGCAATAGAGTCCCAAGTTGTTATCCTTGAAGAACCATCTTGCAATTGAACTTTAGTATCAAAACAGTAAACAACTTGACCAACTGGTAAAGTTAGTAAATAGAAACCTTCTCGCTCAGAATAAACAGACTTAATGTTTGCCAATGTCTGACCAGCAACAGAAGTCATCAAGTCATTGCGTACATTCTTAGACAAATCACGTTCTGGTGCAGACTTCTCTTGAATAGTTCTCATCAAAGAACGAACACCACTGTTTGACAAGAAGATCACATCAGAGCTTGTTGTTTGAACAGTGTCTCTACCTAAACATCCAATACCACCAATGGTGTCAGACAAACTCATTGTTGATGGCGTAGTCGCACCTTGATAAACCAAAATTTGACGTTTACCAAAGACAAACAAGAAACCATTGTGGGCAGCCAATGCTTGCACTTCATCAGCACCATTAGGCCATACTTGATTGACATTCAACGATCCAGAAGTGCCACCCGTCCATACATGACCAGTTAACAAATCAGAAAAAGTTATGGTTGTTTTGTCAGTAGTGCTATTAGCAACCCATAAGCGACCAAAGGCAGATATTGCAATGTTGGCTAAAGGAACAGTACCTGCATAACCAGACTTTTCACTCACTCTGCGAAAAGTTGTTGTACTTACTGCAGGGTCATAGATTAGAGGATCATGTGCATTCTGAAAGAAATAAGTAATCCCATTTAAAGACGCACATTGCCAATTGTTTGCAGTAATGGTGGGAGCAGTACCGCCACCACCATAGGTCAACTCAGTCACTGCATTAGATGTTCCGAGCTTGAACAACTTATTGTTGCCAGCAAACAAAACAGTCAAAGTGCCATCAGTCTGGACTAGCTCATGGATTACACCAATATCATTAGCACCAAGGTTTCCAGAAGATGAGTTAACCCTTGTCCAACCTTTTCTTGAGCCAATACGACCATATTGGTCAATGATGCAATTGGTAGCAACAAGCGCAAAACCAGATGCCAAATCCAATGGAGAATCTTGCGTATTCAAGCCTAAAAAGCCTGGCGCAGAGATGCTGAAGGTTTGGATAGGTTGAGCCATTAAATAGCCTCAAAAGCGCCAAATTCAGGGTAGCGAGTAGCCTCTGTAGCAATGTAGTCAGACAACATAGACTTATACAGTTGATAAGCCTCAGAAGAATTCATGCCGCCATCTTCACCACGCTCAACCAAAGCCCTTGCATAGGCACTTTGAACGAGCAATTCAGCAGCAACAGCAATAACTGTACTGTCACTAGTTAAAACGGCTTGTGGAACAACTAAGCTAAATGCAATGTTGTAAACACCATCAGGAATCGGAAACAAGGTTACTTTTGTATCGTAACTAGCATCTACACCTTCAAAGGTGTAATACATTGGAATTGAAGTAGAAGGAGTACCAAAGTTCAAATAACGATTCATACTAGCAAACGTAATGTTCTCAAGATTGATCTTGCTAGTGGAGTTGATTACATCTTGAACACGGAACTTCTGACCCGCACCTGTCAATGCGTATGAATAAGTACCAGAAGTAGTAGTTATGTTTACAGTTGTGCCAAGAGCATTCCACTCATAAGCATCTTCAACATGACGTTTAGCATCGTTGATAAACTTGCCAATAAGTGCGGAATAAGATGTTTCGGAAACAGTTGATACTTCCGCTTCTCGCAGACGAACAAGCACATCATTTACTGCTTGCAAATAAGTGGTCATTTCTTATTCCTCTCTGAGATCGCTTTAGCTTTAGCTTTAGCGTCTGCCTTGGATGATGCACCCCAAGCATTGAGAGAAAGTAAAAGTCGGGTAGGCTTTCCATCTTTCATCTCAGCGCCAGGCATATTGCCCATTCGTGCTAAAAAGGATGCCCTACGAGGGTTATCTCCCGACTTTACTGGTGCTTTTAAATTACCACCTGTTTCTGCATTATACGATGCTCTGCCTTTAGCATTCAAGCCCCCTTTGGGGTTTTGATGCGCTTTTAAGGTCATTTCTTTTTAGCAGTCTTAGCTGCTTGCTTAAATGCCGCCTCAGCAGGAGCACCCTTAGAGCCTACTTTACGCATCTTTTCCTTAGAACCAGCTTTGATACGTTCTTGTTTGGCATTGATATTAGCGTATAGACCTTTTTTCATTTCTTGACCTTTCGAGCCTGAGATAAAGCAATGGCAATAGCCTGTTTAGGCTTCTTAACAACAGGGCCACCCTTGCCAGAGTGAAGCGTTCCCGCCTTGTACTCTCGCATAACCTTAGAGATCTTGGCTTCTGCTTTGGTCTTTTTCATGCCAACTCCGTAACAGATACTGTAGATGCAGTGACTGTTGCATCTTTGATAAATGCTATTTTTTGACCAGGACTTACTCGAACAATCTCAAAAGAGTTATTTGGAATCATTGCAGAAGTTGTAATACTTGCTGTTGGGTTTGAACCAATTTGGTAATGGGCATGACCTAATGAGCAAGCAATACGAATCATTGTTGTTGATGCACCAAAAGCAGTCATCTGAACGCTAGAGTTAGTAACAGAAGCAACTTGGCTAGTCCCCAATGAAGGAACTCCAAAAGCAACATTGTTTGGGTCTAATTGAAATATTGACATTATTTTCCTCGTCCAGTTTTCTTCATCATATTGGTAGCAGTACGACCACCACGGGTAGGCATAGCTTTAGGCTTACCAATAGCAATCATTACAGTAACGGGCATAGATTTCTTCTTGCCATACTCTTTGGCTTCTTT